GGCGTTTTAACATGATGGAACATCTGTTTCTCATTGTATGATTTTCGTAATCTTACACCCAGGATGGGGTTAAAACCCCTATGGTGCTAAGATTGCGTTGATCTGCATGAGCAGATGTAAATTATGTTGAAATTGCTGGTTATTGCCAATAATTTTTACAATTACTAGACATATTATTTTTCCATATCGGTAACCAAGTCCGATTTGTTCAGTGCATTGAACCTCATAGCCTTGCGAACTATGTGATTTTTAAGATTAGCTTTGTTATATTAAAACTATTCTGATATATTTTGATGATATTTGATCTTGATATTATCTTTATGTAAATGATGAATATGTCACTTTGGTGGCATGCTTTACTGGGCAGTTACAGTAATGTATATTTACTAATCAAACTTAAAATGTTAGATTTTACTGATTCAAACGTAACCCGTTAGATCTAATAAGTGTAATCAACACAGATCCCTCGACATGAGGAAAACTGATCACAGCGTATTTATGCGTGGATGAAATCCAAAAATAGACGTCGCTAACCCATTACGAAAACATGGAATTTTATTACTGTAGGAGTAATGCGAACTCCAATAGTTCAGACTACATATGTTTGTGGCACTTTCACATTCGGGTGAGAGGCAGCAACTTGTTGAAATTTTCTTATGCATAATAAGAGAAGAACTTCCTCCGACGGGCCCTTTAAAACGGGATGGAGGTACCGATGATTTGGCAATCATTGGTGTGTGATGAACGACATGGAGCAGTTGATATCATTAATTTGATAGTGAGACTCTCTTTGGCATTTGTTAAATTTCGATAAGTCAGCTCTATGAGATCCTATCCATTATCCATGTGGGTATTGCTTGTAGAGTGCTGTTACTTGTCTATCAACCAGCGAAGGCTTGAGCTGGTTTGGGCATTAAGTAAAGAATTATGATCTTCGGATCTAGTGGATTGACCTGGCGCTGTCATAGCTTAATCGGCTTTTCAGCATCAATACAGCAATGAAGTTACTAACAACCGTACTTTTGCCAGAAACTCTGAGGTAACACTCAACTCTTTTAACAATGATGATTTGTGTGACACTGATATTTGTTCACCCAAGTCATTTTCAAAACAAAAACACAATAAGCGTGAATTGCGAAAACGAAGACAAATTGAATATTCTAGTTTTGAAGAAACGAATGAATGTTATAGAATCGTTAGAGCATGAACGTACTTTAAGCCACAACAAGTCAACACCAAAAATTGACAAATTAGTTGTGGAATTGGAGAAATTAAATAAGCAGTATTTTAAAGCTCATTCTAATATCTCCTATGATTCTATTAAAACAGGAATCAAATCGATTGATTTTCTGCATCTGATATCTAAACAATTGGAAGAAGGTGCATTATTGATTTCTGATTTTAATATTGATCGCACTGTATTGATTCGATTCTTTACCCAATTGGCTACAACTTGTTATAATATTTATGTTACACCAAGTTTGAAGTCATTAGTAATTAACTTGGGTAATTTGTTGGTTCAATACTTTCCCGCTGAATACATTAATATGATTATTGAATGGTTTTTCGATGCACTTTTTGAATACTCGAAAAATTTCAATGATGTCGTTGCAATGGCGAAGAAGGATGAGGTTCCTGAAGAGGAACAGCAGACTATCTTTACCCGAGTACAACATTTTATTACATCATTATTTGATATGTTCGGCGATGAACGATGGAGCCAAATTGGTGATTTCTTTATCAAATTGGCATCATTGTGGGCTGCATTAGAAAAAGGTGTAGCTTTTGAATCTTTTGACATGAAAACCATTTCCGCAAAATGGAAAGATTGGCAAAAGGTTGGCGATTCTGCTGCTGATATTTTCGGTATGATGAATGATGCTTATTTATTCGTTGTATTACACTGGAAATCATTAGTAACAGGAGATTGGTCACCATTGTTTTTAGGCAAACAAGAAGCAAAAGATTTTGAAGCTGAAGTTCTTTCATTAGGACAACAATTTGAAGTCGTGATGTCTGGACGTTTAGATGAATTGAAGGAGCGTTACAAACGCACTGAAGAACAATTTGAATCTAGTCTAGCATCTTGTATAAAACGTGGTGAAAAATTAGCCGCTATTGCATCAAGTGTTCAACAAAAAATGAGTATTGCACGCTTTCTTGAAGGCCTTACCAAGAAGCAAAGTGCATACTATGCGTTGAAAACTGATGCTCCAACACGAGAAGAGCCCTATGGTTTGAAATTATGGGGAGCTTCTGGTGTTGGAAAGAGTACATTATTAAATTTTATAAATCGAGCTTTGCTAGATGCTTATGATCACGATCATACTAATAAAGGACTTATTACAGCCGCAAATATTTATGAGGCGTTTGAGTCTAATGTTGAACCACAACATAAGATTATTAATTGTGATGATGTTGGTAACAATCCTAATCAAAAAGCAAATTTCGATTATATATTGAATTATATTAACACTACCCCACGACCATTAAAGAAGGCAGGTGTCGAAGAAAAAGGAAAGAAATTTCCAATGAACGATGCTTGTGTTGTAACCTGTAACCCTGAAGATATGGGTGCAGAATCAAATTGTCTTGAGAGTATTTTTCGACGATTTAGATTACATGCACAAGTTAAGATTCGCCCTGAATTCCAAAACGGTTCTGGTGGTGTTATAGATCTACCCAATATGCGTTTCGACATTTACGAATTTGTTTTGAAACGCTTTAGTCATGTTCAATATACCGAAGAAATTGAAGATGACGATGGTAATGTGCAAACAATTGATTTACGTAAACCCATTACCATTTATAAGACGATCCCACGAGATGAGTGGCAAAAATCTGGAGATATAGCAGATGATTTCAAATTCTTTATTCGTTTTTTGGTCGAAGATGTGAAACATCATCGTGTAAACCAGAAGAATAAGGCTGCTTTCCAGAAAGAGTTATCCGATATGAAATTTTGTGATACTTGTAAAAACCCTAAACTATTGTGTTTATGTTCACATGATCAATGTGTTGAAGCTGAGAACTTTGATCCTATAGATCATTTATTTTGTGAACCTGTATTAGAAACACAATTGTTTGATGATAAACGAGTAGAAACTATTACTCCACAATCGGATGAGATCGTTGTTGAAACAGTTGGTGAGAATGATGAAGTTGTTGCCATGTTCAATGTGCAAGACTTTTTAGATACTCTTCCAACTGTTGATTTAACTAATTTACATATGATGACCACTTTACATTGTTATAATGTAGCTTTTCGTGTTGAAATGTGGCGGCAATTAGCTACCGCTTTCTTTCATCATCGAGTCAAAATTATTTTTGGTTTTAATTTGTGGTGTCAATTTTTGGCACTGCTTTTTTGCTATTCTGTTTTGACTGGTCAATCATATTGTTTTGTGGCATTTTTATTAGTCACTCTAATCTTTTTGGGCTTATGTTGGTATTCGTTTAAACAAGCTGTTACGAAAACATTGCAACGTAGGTCTGATCAATTATCTGCACTATGTGAGACAACTTCTGAGTTTGTGTATAATCATGGTCGGAAATTATTTGCATCATTTATAGTAGTTTATAGCTTTTTCAAGATAGTTAGATTATTTAGAACAGTTAATGATATTGCTTCTGAAGATACAACAACTTATCTTGATAAAGCCAATGATGCATTTCGAGCGCGAATGCAAGAACCTCCAAAACGATACCACCGTCCCCGCGGTGATGAACGTGATTATAAAGAGGGTTACACGCGTTTGCCTCCACAGATGACTGATATTGCAAAAACTACATCATCAGCGAAATTGCAAGAACGATTGGAACGAACAATTCGTGTTGTTGTTGTGAAATCCAAAGGACAAATATTTGGAACTGTAAATGGGACAATGTATCGTGGTAATGTATTATTAGTACCCAACCATATTATTCCTGAGTCCATGCCCTTTGATATTGAAACAACTACACAACCCGGATTACCTTCCGCTAAAACCAAGGATCAAAACCTAGGTTTAAAACACATCGTTCGTGATTACGATAATGATACATGTATGGTGCATTTACCATCAGCTCCTGCTGGCGCAGATATGTCTCATTTTTATCCAACGGAGTACCCCTCCTGGCGAACCAAAGGAACTATTCTGATTCACAAAACAAGTGATAATGAATTACGAATTTCGAAACAAGCCATTAAACCTTATATCCATGTTAATGGAAAAAAGGAAATGCATTACAGTGGACAAGTTGAAAAACCTGGACTGATTTATGGAACAAAATTATCTACTGTGACTTATGTTACGAAAAATCCGTATGTTTGTGATTTAGAATTTAATTCCTTCGCGGGATTATGTGGTTCACCTTATATCGATCATGAACGTGGAGTCATTTATGGTTTCCATGTTGCTGGTTACGCAGCAGGAAGCACTCGTGGTTGGTTGAATTGTTTATTAGCTCCAAATTTGGAGAAAATGTATAAACAATTGGATTTAACCACACCACAAATGATTCTATCATCGCAAGGTCATGTTCGAGTCGATCAATTTGATTCGAATATGGAGATAGTCGATGGTAAACCACATTATTTACGTGATGATGGTCGACAAGAAAAGGCAATCTGTACTTATTTTGGCAAAGTCCATAAGAATGGCTTACCATTAGAAGAACGTGCCCGACCTCCCTATATACCAACAGTTTTTGAAGGTGTAAAGGAGGAATTTGGAGAACCTAAATCGCGTCCACCGAGTCGTCCCAATGATATTGAGAAAGGGATGATCACATTGAATAAATTGCAAGATCCAAATCAGCATTATCGACAGGATCTTTTAGAATTAGCGTTGAATGATCTTGAAAAAGATATGTTTAATGCATTCGATAAGGATATTGAAGGTAATTCTGAAATGATGCAAATTTATTCGCAACAGGAAGCCTTAGATGGCATTGGTGTTTTTGGATTAAGTGGCATGCCTAATTCAACATCTGCAGGAGTACCTCTCAATGTTAGTAAGAAGAAAATATTGAAGAAGGATCCATTAGATGAGTCACTACCAAAAGTACCGCGTGAATTTGAACCAGAATTTGGTGTTGACGAAGTAATTACGGAAGCTTGGGAAGCTTGGAAGCGTGGAGAACGCTCTGAAGCTATCTTTAAAGCTAGTTCAAAAGTAAATGAACTATTACCAATCAAAAAAGCTTTGTCAAAAGTTCGTAAATTTTATGGTTCACCTATTCAATTTCTTGTACCGGCAAGGCGTGTTTTACCTGGCCTTATTATGTTCTGTAGACGTTATTGGAAAGAAACAGAATGTATGGTTGGTGTTAACCCGACATCTAAGGAATGGAAGGAATTTCGAGACCACTTATCTGAATTTTCAATATTAAATATGATTGCTGGAGATTTCTCCAGTTTTGATACATGTATGGCACAGCAAGTTACAACAGGTGTCGCAAATATTATTGTGAAACTGTATAAACGAGCTGGTCGTACGGAAGAAGAAATTCAGATTTTACGTGGTTGTTTGTCAGATATATGCAATCCCAATGTTTTATTTATGGGTGATTTGTATAATTTTGCAAACATGAACCCTTCTGGTCAACCAATTACGGTACAATTGAATGGGTTATGTAATTCCGTTATGATGCGTTATGTTTATTATGCATTACGCGAACGTTTCGGGATTCGTAATTCACGAAGTTTCTCCCAAGATGTGAGATTAGGAACTTATGGTGATGATAATGCTATGGCAGTCCATGACAATTGCACGTATTTTACCCACACTCTTTGTCAAGAAGAGTTTGAAAAAGTTGGTGTGAAATATACAATGGCTGACAAAGATGCAGAATCAAAACCGTATATCACTATGGAGGAACTTTCCTTTTTAAAGCGTGGTTTTAAATGGCATGATGAGTTGAAAACCTATGTTGCACCTATTGAGATGGAATCAATTGAAAAGAAATTCCATTATCTTCAAAAACCTACGGAATCCCCTTTATGTTTCGAGGAACAATTTGCTGCATATGTAGATTCAGCACAACGTGAAATGGCTTTACGACCACGTAGTGAATATAATGATTTTGACTTGAAAATTGGACGAATTATTGCTAAAAATCCCAGTTTGAAGATGCACGTATTTCGACGAACTTATGATGAGATTTT